CGTGCTCACGATCAGGATGAAGGTGAGCACGGCCGCGAAGTCCTGAAAGTTCATCGGTTCCCCCTGTACCACTCGATCGTTTCCCGAAGGCCCTCATCTCCATAGATCGTTGATTCGATCCCGGTCGCACGCAGTTTGCTGACGTCCAGAAGCTTGCTTTTCACGCCGGCAGGTTTTGACGCGTCCCAACTGATCAGACCGGTGTAACCGATAAGATTTGCGATCTGGTGAGCCCATCTCGAGATCTTCGCGTCGTTCCCGGGCCCAACGTTGAAGACACCGCGGGCGCCCTTGGCCACGAGGCCGGTGATCACGGCCGCGCAGTCGTCGACGTGCATGGCTTCGCGCCGTACCTCACCTGAGCCCCAAAGCTGAACATCCTCGACGCCGGCGTCGATCGCGTCTTGCATCCGGCGAATAATGGCCGGGATGAAGTGGCCAGTCTCGGGGTTGAAGTTGTCGCGGGCGCCATACAGGTTGCAGGGGATCGGGCAGAGCCATTCGAGGCCGTACTGCATCCGATAGGCGGACAGCAGGTAGACGCCGGCGAGCTTCGCCATCGCGTACGCTGCGTTCGTGCGCTCGAGCGGACCGGTCCCGAGGTCTTCTTCACGCCACGGCCGCTCCTGGTGAGCCGGGTACATGCAGGATGAGCCGAGGAACACCACCAGCTTCACCTCGTGGACCCGGCAGGCCTCGATCACAGCGGTCTGGATCGCGAGGTTGTCGTAGATGAACTCGCCCTGACGGACCATGTTGGCTTTGATCCCGCCCACGCGCGCTGCGCATAGGTAGACCGTGCGGATCCCACCGTGTGAGGCCCTCAGCGTGGAAAACATCGTCGCGATGGGACGCGGATCCCTCAGGTCGATGGTTCGAGGAAAGAATGCCACTGATTCGCCGCGCAAGTTGAGCTGACGGAGGATGGCTGAGCCAACCATGCCGGCATGACCGAGGACGATGTCTATCGCCATGGGTTCCACCCTTCGAAGGCGACGACGGTCGCCACCCAGAGAATGAGTTCGAACAGGATCACGAAAGCGGTGTCGGCGCCGCGCCACGTCAGCCGGCTGGATATTCGTTCAAGTGGTTCTTGCAATGTGGTGCCTCCCTTGTTCTACTTCTCTGCCTGTGAGTGCCATGTCGTGGACCAGCATGATTTCAGCTAAATCGCGCCAGTGAGTCTTAGCCCTCCAGCCGAGTGTTACCCACGCCGGCAGTGGATCAGCCTGCAGGGTGTGCAGCTCAGCCGGCCGCTCGTAATGAGCGTCAGTGCTCACCACTGAGAGCGGAAGGTCTGCCATCTTCAGGCAGTGATACAGGAACGATCGCACTGACGTTGCCTTCCCGGTTCCGATCATTAAATCGGCCGGATCCTCGCGCTGAAGCATCATCCACATGGCTTCCACGTATTCGGGAGCATAGCCCCAGTCACGAACCGCCTCGAGGTTTCCCATCACCAGCACGGATTCGATGCCGGCCTTGATACGAGCCAGCCCGCGAGTGATCTTCCGGGTAACGAACGTGGGCCCGCGGCGCGGCGACTCGTGGTTGAACAGGATCCCGCATGCGATGTAAAGACCATGGGCCTGCCGGTAGTTCACTGCGAGGTGATGGGCGAACGTCTTTGCCACTCCGTAGGGGCTGCATGGGTTGAACGGCGTCTGCAGGTTCTGAGGCGCCTGCACGTTGCCGAACTGCTCAGAGCTGCTGGCCTGGTAGACACGCGCCTTCGGTGCGAAATGACGCACGGCCTCGAGCAGGTGGAGCGTCCCCATAGCGGTCGCCTCGGCCGTCATGTCTGGCATGTCGAAGCTGAGCCTGACGTCGGACTGAGCGGCGAGGTTATAGATCTCGTCGGGTTGGATATTGACGATGAGCTGAATCAATCGGTGTGGATCCGTCAGATCGCAATACTCGAGGTGAAAATCCGGATGGTTTATCAGATGGTCGATGCGGCCGGTGTTGAAAGAAGACGATCGACGCTTCGTCCCGTGGACGTCGTAGCCCTTGGCCAGCAGGAGCTCAGCGAGGTAGGACCCGTCCTGACCGGTGACGCCGGTTATCAGCGCGGTCTTCATATTGGGTTACCTTCGCCATCGACAACGTTTGGGATCTCATGTCGCTTTAGTAGGCGTCCCAGGAGTGGCCGCAGTTTGTCTTCTTCCTCGGCAGGATAGTCCGCGACCATAAGGCTTATCTGGCCCTGATGAATTGCTGCCGGGTGATCTACTTCGAAAATGTACGTACCGACGTGCTTGTCGTCGCCTGGCTTATGTCGGTCGACGATCGAAACAGCGATGATCACGGCAGGAGCTCCGATCCGGGGAACCGCGCAGCCTTCCGCGTGGCGAAGATCTGCTTGTAGCGGTTCCACTCCTCGGCCGTGTTCGCCTTCTCGAGGAACGCCGGCATCCTGCTGCGAAGCCCCATGGTCTCGCCCGGCCGCGGGCGCCCCCAGTGATCGTGATAGTGGCTCAGGTCCGGCCGCTGCCAGAAGACGCCGTACATCTGAGCGACGGCCTGCAGCTCTTCATCGACGCCCATGTGAGTGTACGCCGGCCAGTACGGACCTTGGCCCATATAAGCCCGGCGCGCGAACTCCCGCCCTATCCATGGGGAACCGGCCACGCGTTCGACGTATGAGCCCTGTGCGTCGCCCCACCGGTCGCCTGTTGGTTGCATGACCCCGAAGGTCTGAGCCTTTGTCACCAGCGATTGATCACAGGGAGGTTCTACAAACTCCTGAATGCTGAAATGACCATTACACTCACGCGCGATGCCTTCGGCAGTGCGCGCCGGCTCAGGGTCGATGTCGTCGGCCGCGCATACGAACCAATCAGCGCGTTTGTCAGTATCCATTGCCCATCTGATCAGCCAGTTCTGAGCGATCGCGTAGCCGGGATAACCCCCGAAGGTCTCGACCTCGCCGGCGTACAAGTCGGCGCCGAGGACGTTGTGCGGTGGCAGGGTGGAGCAAAGAACAGCCGTGTTGTAGCCGTTCTGGCGCCACTTCGCGAGGCGCGCTGCCACCTGCTCCACCGGCCGGGCTGAGGGGAAAAGGACCCAGACACTCATAGGTACCTCCTCGGGTCTTTGATAATTTCCTTCAGCCAACCGGCAGTCCAATCGCCCATGACGGTGCGATCAGCAGCCCGCACGAGGAACAGTTCGAGCTCAACGCCAGCGCGAAAGCATCCCTTGCACCGATCCCAGTTGACTGGCGACTGCTCATCGTTCATGTCGTCTGGCGTCGCCTTTTGCATAGGGCGCCCGCACACCACGCAGTTCTTCACAGCAGCGTGGCCCTTCCGCGCAGGGACCCGAGAAGACTCACCGGCGACGAATTACGAATCACATCAAAAGTGAACGACTCGGTGATATGCGTCCTCAGTTTTCCCATCCTGAATAGATTGGTCAGTTGCAAATGCCGAGTCGATCCATCGACCATGTGAGCTACCAAAGTGCATGACTCGATGTCCGTCATGTACAGGTCAGGCGCCGCGATCCCCGGTGTCACAAGCTCCACCTTGGGCGCCTCGATGATCTTGGCCGCGGCATCCTCGACGGCCGCGCCTCCGATGATCGGCACGATCGTGGCGCCGATACCGAACAGCTTCATTACGTCTCGTCTGGTGTTCACGACTGGATATCCTCCTTCAGTTGCTTCATGAACTCATCGGCTTGTCTGTAACAGTTGTCGATCGTCAGCATGGGCCCGAACCGAAGGAACAAGGCGAATGCCACTATCGATCTGACGTAAGGAGCTCCCAGCTCCAATTCTTCAAGACCAGCCTGCTGTGATTGGGTACGTTCTTTCATTTCTCCATTGCCTCCGCACAAAACCTGTCCATCGCCGGGAACCGGGACCAGCTTGCTGACGCCTCGAGCAGGTCCGTCCCGTAATACTGCGTGTTGCCCGGGTGGATCCGGGCGATCAGACGCGGGCTCATCGTCACGTTTGAGAACCCTGCCTCGCCGCGGCAATCGACCATCTTCAAAAACTCGGTATCCTCGCTGGTGCCTCCCACCATCGTTGGCAGCGGAAGGAACCGGGCTCCGCTCCACGTCTTCCGCCAATAGCAGAGCGAGGTTCCGACTGCGTAGTTCTTTACGTTGCGATCGTAAAGCCAGGTCTCGCCCGTGGGAAGAGATCCGACAATCCGCGGCGATCGCCAGAACAGAAGCCTGTTGTAACCCACGCACTGGGCCTCCGATTTTATTAGGAATCCCACCTGCTCCTGAATGCGCTCCGGGTGCGACCAGTCGTCAGAATCCCAGTGAACGATGATGTCCGAGTTCCATGCCCGGTGATGGCTGTTTGCAGCGTTCCTGAGCTCACCGACGGTGCGTTCGTTCGCGCTGCACCAGTAGTGAAACACCTTCGAGGCGCCCGAACGCGTGAACTTATCCTCCGTCGTGTCGTAAAGCAAGAGAATCCTGTTTTCATAGGATTGAGCATCGAAGCATTTGACTGCTCGCTTTACCATCTCAGGCCGGCCGTTCACGAGCATCACGGCGCAGACCAGCGGGGTCGCACTCATCGGGATCTGGCGACGTTTCCCTTGCTGTTCAGACCAACGCCGATGAGCCGGCGAGTGATGGCGCCAATGCTTCGATCCTCAGCCTTTGCCATCGAAGAGAGGACTGAGTACACAGCCGGATCCACTTTCAGATGGATCACGGGTTTGGAGACGCGCTTGGGCGCCGCCTTCGTTTTTGTGGCCATGCGGGACAATGTACCACACGCGACCACCGCAGGAACCTCCTGCAGGCTAGACCGGTGATATCTGATAGGTCCCGAATCCGCCAAACGTGGCGCCCTGCACCCGCGGAACCACTTTCATGAAAGCGAGTATCAGGCCCTCAGCGCGATCGGGTGACGGGACCTTCACCTCAGTGCGCATGTACTCCTTCGACCTGATTTCCGTCAGCCCGCGAGGGTTCTCGTGATAGAGCATCGTGCTGAGCTGAGCGTCGCACTCCTCATCGTTCAGGCCGGAAATGACGCCGGCCTTGAAGTACTCCCTGCAGGTGAAATACGCTTCTGACTTCCCGTCCGCATATTGCGTGTTGTCGACTGCGCGCTGGCTGGCGTTGAACCCGTATATGTTCGGAATCCCTTGAGCGGCGAGGCCTCGCGCGAAGTAATAGCCGATGCCCGTGACGTCGACGACGATCTCGCCGAGCTGATAGAGCGGATGCGCGCGCAGCCGTTGTATGATCTTCACGACTTCGCCCATCGGATCCGGACTATGCCAGGCGTGCTGCTCGAGGATGATGCCACCCACTCGAGCGCAAAGCGTCGTCTCGTCATCACCGGGCCCGGCGACGTCGATACCAATCTGGATCCGCAGCCGGCGCGCAAGACCCAACTCCTCTTCGGTTGGCTCACGTTTCGCGCGCTCGAGCCAGCCGAGCTCAAACACCGCGTACGGCGATTGCTTCGGGAACTCAGCCATAACGCGGGACTGAAACTTCGGATGGTTCGGGCCCCAAACGATGTAACGCTCTTTGACCCACCGGCGCGTGATCAGGTACGGGAAAGGTGCCCAGTCGAGTTCGTCATCACTCATCGACAGCAGCTCATCGAACGTTAGCGGCCGGCCAGTGAGAGGGTTCTGAAGGTTCGGAGTATCGAACGCGCTGATCGACATGCAATTGTGAATGCCGCGGGCCCGCGTGAACGCGTCGTAAAAGTCTCCGATCGGAACCACTGGGTTGCCGAGCTTCAGCACGCGCACGGTTCCGCCGGCGCGAATACCTTCGATCGCGTCCCAGATGTCCGTCTCGATCCCGGGCGCCTCGTCGCAAATGATAAGCACCTGGTGGCCGTGCAGCCCTTGGATGTTGACGCCCTTGGATGAGCTCGCCCCGAACGCGTAACGCTCAGCGTTCACCTCGAGGCGCGTCGTCGTGGGCTCAGGTAACAATTTCTTTACCATCGACTTCTCGCGCGCGATGGATATCTCGCCCCAGAAGCCTTTCACCTGCCGAAGCGTTGGCGCCGTGATGAAGCACTTGCCCTGCTTAAAGCGGGTGAGCCAGTACAACGGCAGGCCCGAGGCCACGAACGTCTTTCCGCTGGCGTGGCAACCCTTAACAGCGTTCAGTGGGAATTTGAGGACGCTATTCGCGATGTCCTTCTGACGCTGCCACAGCCGGCGCCCAAGGTGGATGTGACTGAATAGATCCGGGTATAGGTAATAATCAAGCTGCTTCCGGGTGAGCCTGCTCTTCAGCTTCCCGGGCAGCGATAGCGTCGTCGATGTCACTGAGGGACAGTCCTCGATCGTTTCCTTCCGCGTCGACCAGACGATGGCTTTCGGCGAATCCGGCCTTCCGCTCGAGGTAGAAACGGAGGGCCCACGGATCCCCTCTGTTCACCGCGGCGACCAGTCGACTCATCGCCACGGTCTTCAGATTCCACTCGGCCGTCTTGAGCTCACGTTTGAAGTGCTTCCTGAGCGTGCCTTCCGCGATTCCGTTATTTCCGATGCAGAGTGCGATCGTCTTGTGTGGCGCCCCGAGCGCGACCATGTTCTGGACCGTGGCGCGATCAGCTTCGGAGGGTTCGTAGAGCGGCCGGGCCATCAGGCTGGGACCGCCTCTATAATCAACCGCTCAGCCTTGATCTGATCGAACGTCCGGCCGTCACCCTCGAGCACCGCGGCCTTGCCGGTGAACTTCTGCCACCGCAGCACTGCCATATCGCAGTACACCGGATCCAGCTCGAGCGCGATGCAATGCCGGCCTTGGGTCTCGGCCGCGATGATCGTGGTTCCGGATCCGACGAACGGATCGTACACAGCCTGTCCCGGGCTTGAACTATTCACGATCGGGCGCCGCATACACTCGACGGGTTTCTGAGTCGAGTGGTTTGTTTTCCCGTCGTCGACGTCGCCCTGAGTGGCGTGCATGTTCTGAATCTGCCAGAGCGTTGACTGTTTGCGATCGCCTTTCCAATCGCCCTTGTTCCGCCAGGCGTACCAGCACGGTTCGTGCTGCCAGTGATAGTGACCGCGTCCCATCACCAGTGAGCTCTTGGCCCAGATGATCTGGGAGTGGATGGAGAAGCCAGCGGCCTCGAGGCTTTGCGCCACGCCGGCCGCGTGCAACGCTCCGTGCCACACATATGCGACTGAGCCCGGGAACAGAGACCAGGCCTGACGCCAGTCGGAACGATCGTCGTTCCTGACGGTCCCCTCGGCGCGTTTCTGCCAGGGCTTGTTCACGCCGGCCTTCAGGCGCCAGACGGGATCGTAATCGACACCATACGGCGGATCCGTCACCATCACGGCCGGCTTCACGAACCCCAGCGCGCGAACGACGTCCGGCTGAACCGTCGAGTCGCCGCACAGCAGCCGGTGATTCCCGAGTATCCAAAGATCGCCTGTCCGGGTCGAGGCGACATCAGGCGCCGGCGGCGTCTCATCCTCACGCGGGTTCGCGGCCGGCGCCAGAAAACCACTGATCTCGATCGAGTCAAACCCAGTGAGCCCGAGCTGGAAGCCAGACGCGCTGAGCGAGGCGAACTCCGTCCTCAGGAGCTCCACGTCCCAGGACGCCCAGTTGACTGAGCGGTTCGCCAGCAGCCGGAAGGCTTTGATCTGCTCCGGGGTCCAGTTGTCGCAGGGAATGACCGGGTATTCGGTCATGCCGATCTTCACGCCGGCCTTCAGCCGAAGGTGGCCGTCGATCAGCTCACCCGTGGCGCCCACTGCGAGAAGTGGAACCGCAAAGCCAAACTGGCGGATCGCCTCGACCATCCGATCGACTGCGGCGTCGTTCTTCCGCGGGTTGCCAGCGTACGGTTGCAGCCGTGCGGCCGGCCAATATTCCATGTGAAGGATGGGCGTGGAAGTCGCGGACACGTCAAAAACCCGCTCTGGCGGAATTGTTATGCACTGGAACGGCATAATTATGCCACGCGGGAATGTTCGGATGAAAGAGCACCCGTTTCGGACCCGGGCCCGAGGCGAGCCTGACCATTGCGTAAAACCCTCAGTTCCGGCTCACGGTGGCCGCACAGCTCACTGAACTGCCGGTCGAGGGGTACAGGGCCCACCGGGTGGTTGCCGGCGCCAACGTGCGCCTGAGAACAAACCCAGCAGCGGTTGTTTTCCCGGTCCGTCACAGGAGCGATAAGCCTTTCGGTGTTATTTCGAAGATCGATCTGCCTTCGTGGTTTTTGCGATCGGTGTTGCGCACCTGGCCGCTGTCAATGAGGCCCCAAACCACTACTTGGGCCCTTCTGCCGGGCCAGCCGAGTATCACGGCGATCTCATCGACAGTTGAAGGCGCCTCGGCCAATAGCTCACGGACCTGCTGGCTGTTGGGCTTCACGCAAGGCCCTTTGCGCTGAATATGTTGGCGAGGGTGGCCGGGAACCACGCGTACGTCTTCGGACCGTTGGCGTTCCCGGGCGCCTGGTCGTTTCGGTTCCTCAGCGTGCGCAGCGTCTCGTGCACGAGATCCATATCCGTGTCCCCGATCGCGTTCAGGCAGCGAAGAACGATCCCGTCGTCCGGCGGCGTGACGAGCTCCCGTTTTGAATCTGGCGTCATGTACTTCTGCAGCTCGAGGCGCATGCGATCGACCCGAGTCTGGTCGATCTGAGTTTTGGGGTTTGCCGGTGGTGGCGGATTTACGTAATCGAAGCTCTTGTCGGGGATTTTAATTCGGGAAGACGACGACGAGCCGTTTTGCTGCTCGGGAGGATGCCCGTTGGTGGCAGGTGGCAGGTGCCCGCCCGTCGTCGTCAGGTCAGGTCTGGTCAGGTCAGGTAAGGTCTCGTCGTCTATCCGCGCGCGCGCGTCCGTAAGAGTGGCAGGTGGTTGGCAGGTGGTGTCAGGTGAGATGTCAGGTGGTGGCAGGTGGGGTATCCAGTCAGTACCAAACCTCTCGAAGATCATGCGTAGACTGAACTTACCGTTTTCGAAAGACGCTTGGCAGGTGCGGCATACGAAAATGACAAGTGGCTTGTCAGGTGGTGGCAGGTGGTTGGCAGGTGGCGTCAGGTGCCTGGCAACTACCCCTGGCATGTTGGCAGGTGGCCTGTCAGGTGCCCGGCCACACCATTGGCAGGTGGCAGGCCGGCTGGTGACAGGTCCGGCCGGGGTAAAAATACCACCGGATTTCATCAGCCGATCCACACGCGCGTGCTGCCGTTTTCCCTCCTCAGCAGCTTCCGGCCGGCGGACCTCGACGAGGCCTTCGATGTCGTCGTCAGTGATCTCGATCCAGCCGATTTCGGGAAGGGAAAGCACTTCGAAGGCGCGCTCGAGGATGCCCGGGACAGATCCTGTCATCTTGGCAATTGTGACGGCCGTGTGAGCCTCGCCAGTGGACCGGACGAGGTAGCCACGCGGGTTGGCCTTTGACGCCACCTGCAGGAGCAGCAACCAGGCGCCAAGGATGGACGTGCCGTCCTCCTCAGCCATAACCGAACGGAATCCGTAACCATCGTGCTTGTTCGGCACGAGCACGTATTCCATCCGCCTGATGCGCTTGTCACCACGCTCGTATATTTGCTCCCAGTCCTTGATTCGCCACATCTTACCTGCGTTCTCCTTTGGGCTTTTTTGCTACGGTCGGGCTTCCATCGCCCGCTTTCCACTGCTGTGCTTCGATCCGGGCCCATACTTCCTCCGGGGTCTCTCGAATGCCGTTGACGACGCGGGCCTTCGACGTCAGCAGCAGTCGCCGGCATGCCAGCACGTCCTTCGGGTTCGATATGCGGTGCGGTTGGAACCTGAGGACGTAAATCAGCCACTGCGCCGGCGTGACCTTCCCGCCGAGGTTGCTGCGGTACTCCTCAAAGCTGACCTCTGGTTCGGGCTCACTTTGTGCAGCCTTATCGGCCGTGTTACGAGGCAATCGGGAACTCCCGCCATTCGCGGCCGTCGATCATGGCGCCGCGCTTCTTCTTCTGGACGCCGCCCCACTGTTTGAAGAAAAACGGGACCCCGAACGACTGGCACTGGTCGCGGGTGTCCCTCACCCACCACGGGAGCATTTCCCGGGCTCCCGGTCCGGATTCGCCTCCCATGATTACCCAGTCCAGGTTGGGAAGCCACCGGCTCAGGTCGACGGGACCCAGCGCGGGCTCATAGCTGACGAACCGACGCGGCACGCGCGCCCGTGTGACCAACGGCAGGCGTTCCGCGGCCGTGGCCTGATCTTCGATAGAGACGCCCCACAGGATATTGCGCTGGTCGCTAACGTACGCTGAGCGCAATGGGCCTCCACCCGGCATCTGGCCGCTGCTGAAGTACTCAGCCAGTCGGCCGGCACGTTTCGTCAGCACCTGGTACGTATGCCATGGGTTGGAGACCATGACGTCGATAACCTCATCGATCTGCTCGAAGGTGAGCCCTTCGTGGAACAGATCGCTCTGGCTGTTCACGAATATCCGCCGCGGCCGGCGCCAGTGAAACGGATTCATGAGCATCTTCTCGTTCAGCCCCACGACGCCGGTCCATCGCGGTCCGGATTCCAGCCGGCGCGCCAGAGGGGTTCCGGTGATGGCGACGAGTCCAGGAAGGTTCCGTGTATGCAGCCGGGCTGCGTAGCAGTTCAGACAACCCTTCTTCTCGCTGCCCTTGGCCATAGAGCACCCGTACACCGGGTTCCACGTCGCGTCAGTCCACTCGATCGCGCTCTTAGCGCCCATCGTGGTCCCCCTTGGTAGCATCGCGGATCGACTGTGCCATCTCCCGCGACTCGAGATCCTTGCGCGCGCGCCGCATCCGGAAAGCCTCCCGGAAGACGAATGCGATCACGGCGCCGAGTATTAGGAAATAGCCGAGGTGATACCACCTGTCGGCCGTCATGTCGGTAACCCCGCGAGAAGGTCGAGCTGACCGCGGGCGGCGTCGCCAGTGTGCAGCCAGGCGAACAGGGTCTCGTACTGCTCAATGAACCATTCGCAGTCGTCGACGCCGGTGAAGACGAGGGCGCCCCGGGCCCGTTCACGATCGCGCCAGTTCTTCTGGTCGCACATCGTGCACCGCTTTCGAGTGCCGCGGTTCTCGATGCATTTGCACCGCATGCGTGAGTTCTTCTTTTTGAACTCGACCCACAGCGTCAGGCTGAGCGCAGGGTATCGCTTGGTGGGCTTGTAATACACGAAGCAGAAGTCAGCCATGCCCGGCTCACCAGTCTGGAAGTGGCCAGGCATGACCGTTCGTTGGTTGCGGACCGCGCGCCAGCCGCGGGCCTCGAGGAAGCTCTTCACCTGCTCAGTGACGCTGGCTTCCGAGAGCACCGGAAGGGTTAGCGTCATCATTGCACCGCGGCCGACGCTTCCTTCGTGCGGGTACACTTGACCCCGTTGACGTGACGCTTTCCGTTCGGGTCGAGCGCGATGCTGTTGTTACACGAGACGCAGCCAGTGTCGGGTTCCGTCTCGAGGCCAGTGCTGGGCTTCGTCTTCTCACCCATCGGCAGCTCTTCCTGCTTCGAGTACGAGATCGTCAGTGCGCCCTGCCCGTTCCCGACCCTTCGAATGTACTGGCCGAGGACGGTCTCAGCGTCAGGCGCCGGCGTGCGAATGATGAACCTGAGCTCACGGCGCGTGGACTCCTTCTCAGTGACCACCGCGAGTTTGAAATCGTAGATCTTGTTGACGTCGAGCTTTATTTCGTGCTCGCGCTGCTTCTTCTCGTTCGGCTGAAGGACCATGTGAGTCCCGACGAGCTCGCCGGCGAGATCCGCACCGTCAACACTTCGGCCGGGATCCTCCCACTTCATAGCCTCCATTACCGGCCCGGTGAATTCAGCAGTGACGTAGATCCGCAGGTACGTCCCCCCTTCGCTGTAGCGCAGGTCGACGTATCGAACCCACGCGCCGCGGAAAACTACCTTGTCGCCCATCGATGTTTTGTCCTCGTCTTCAGTTGTGAACCACTCCGGGCCCGGGAGCACGGGAAAATGCACGCCATCACCACTCTTTGATTTCCTCGATGAGCTTCATCGCGATCTTCGACTGGAGCGCGGCCGGAACCTCAGCCCACGTGGGATAACCCTCGTTGCCCAATGCTTGAATGGCTTTCGATTCGCCCTTGTACGCCCTGACCACCTCTGCCCACATCTCCTTCGATGGATCGGTCTGCTGTTGTGGCTGAGAGACGGGCGACGGCGCCGCGGACGGTTGCCAGTTGGGCGTCTGAACCGCGTTGCAAACCGCATCGTACTTCGCCTTCGTAATCTCGCGATCGCTGGCGAACCCGAAGTGGCGAAGCATGGCGTCGATCTCATCCTTCGACTTCCCACTGGCCTTCGACAGAGCATAGAAACGCTTCGCCTGGGGATCAGTGATCACCGGGCCCGAACCGTTCGAACGCGGTGGCGCCTGCTGCTGGGTCTGCGTTGGCGTGTCGGTAGACTCCTGCCCGGGCATCATCTCCTCAGCCGGCGTGGGCGCAAAGCCGGCCATCTTGGCGACGTGTTTCAGCAGGTTCGACAGCACCTTCGACTGCGCGCGCGTCTGGGCCATCGAGCGAAGCTGCTGCAGCGGCTTTCGGATGTCTCCGACTTTGACCTTCTGCTTTTCGCCCCCACCCTCGGGCGTATGCCACTCGTACTTACTGACGGCGCCCCACTTATCCTCGTCGTCAAGACACATCGCGTCGGCCGAGCTCACCTGCTGACCGGTGGGGATGTGAATGGCGATCGCGGTGGCTTCCCACCCGCGGGCGTCCCCGAACTCGACATATTGCGTGTTCTGGATGCTCGCCGTGACACGATACATCGCAGCAAGCATCTGCCAGCCTTCAACGCGAAGGTGCTCCGACTCGCCGATTTTCGTATATAAATCCATCTGCCTGGCCTTTCGGCCGAACGCCGCGGCGACCATCTCCATTTCTTTCAGGGCCTGCGCTGGCGATCTGAACGTCCCGAACTCGACGATGGCCGTGTTCGTCGGGATGACTGTAACTTCGTTGGTTGGTTCTGACATGTGATTCCTCCTTTACCTGACCGACGCATCATACGCTTTCAGCCCGGGAATGGCCATAGTCGTCTTGAGGGCCTTCGCCAGCGCGTTCGCTGAGCTCTCGTTGAGCTGCAGGAGGTGGCTGAACTGCGGGTTGGTCGAGACGTACTTGATCAGCTTATTGAGCGCGGCCGGGTCGTTCGGGTCCAGCACGGCCTTCCAGTTTGCCGGCGTTCTCCGCATGCCTGAAACCTTCGGGACTGACGCCGGTGGCTGCGCGATCGCCGGCGGAACATACACCGGCCGTTCGATGATGGCGGCGACCTCTTCGACCGTGGCGCCAGCCTGCTCAGCTTCGACGACTTCAGCTTCGCGCGCCTCTGCTGCCTGCCGCTCGAGCAGTTCACGGTTCGCCCGGGCTTCCTCCTCAGCGATCCGCTCCTGCTCCCGGCGCCAACGATCGGTCTCACGCACGTAGATCAGCTTCGCCTCTGTGAGTGCGTCGATGTCCTTCGACCGGGCGAGCAGCGCTTCCTGATGCGCCTTGTGCGCTGCAGCCACTGCGGGATCGTGAACCGCGTGTCGGTTCTTGATCATTTCGTCGATTGCCAGCTTCGCCTGGCACGCCTGAACGTACTCGACGGAGTTTCGAATCTGTAAAGCCTTCGATGCTTCGATGATGTTGATCACTGCCTGTTCCTGAGTCGGGGGAGGGGCGTCGGCCGCTGCGGGCGCCCCACGTTGAATCGATACGACTGTGCTGCTGCTCATCTGTTTGTCACCTTTCCGATGGATGCATTGTAGTGCGCGCAGGTCAGTGCGCTTTGAAAGATTGCGATGTCGCGTGAGAACGTGCATTCGCGGTGTTCCGGACTGGGGTACTCATGGACACGATAACTCCCGTCGTTATTCAGCTTGACCGCGAGGCGCCGGGCCACCCGCGGGTTCGGTCGGAGGTTGTTATAGGCTGCGAGCTGAATCGCGTGGCCGGGAAGGATCATGCCCGTCTTCCAGTCGACGGTGGCCAGATCCTTCTGATCACAGAGGCCGTCCAGATCCCATGTGCCGGCGTATCTCATCACCGGGTGATAGTGCCGGCATTCGACCCTGAACGGTTCAAATCGCGTGTGATCGAGGAACCGCCGGGCGGCGTCGAGGTATCCCATCATGCCCTCAGGAACGCGGGCCAGATCGAGCTCACCATCGAACCACATCTGAATCATCTTGTGGACGTACGTACCGCGGGCTGCAGCCTTCTGCAGCACGTCCTGCGGGATCATCGAATAATCGATCACGCCGGCACTCTTGAGGGCCTGCGTAACGCTTTGCAGGATCTCGCCATCGACTCGGTACGTGTGGGTGAGGGCTTCAAAGCTCAGTTCTCGGCCGGGCGACACATCGCCTCCAGCCGTTCAATTGTCATGGCAATCGTCTCCGCGTGGGTTCTTTTGGTGTCCCATGCTACCTCTGCCATGCGGGCGCATCGCTGCCAGTCTTCCGCGTCCATAGTACGGGCATGGTCAGGGCTGAACCGGTACCTCAGGAGGAACGCTGCCAGCTTGATCGACTTGGCCTGACGCTTTGCCAGCTCGTA